ATTGTACTCAGCAGACGGTTTCATGATGAACGAAAAGGTTTATTTTAGAGTAGATACAGAAATCGAAAGCTTGGATACGAATAAGAATGTTGTTAACAAGTTTAGGAGACATCGGAAGAGATCGTATGAAACAAAATTATTGTTATTGATAAGAGAGAAGTTCTCACCAGGCACACCAAGAACAAGAAAGCATATGGATGCTATAAGGTTCTTCGCAGTGTCAACGATGAAGGAACATAATTTGCGGATAGTCGATAGAGCCAAGATATTGGACATAGTAGTGGAGAGGTTTTTTATACCAACTGCATTGGACCATACGGTGCATGAGTTTAGAAATACGCAAACAGCTGCTTGTTCAAGAAGAGTACTGGGAACACACAGATATGTAGATCAAGGTTTCCAGAAATATGTCGGTGTTGGGCTGGACCCAGTCATCGGCGACGCAGGGTTAGATTAGGGAGGCCTAGTCTACGGTATTGGTAGTGATACTAGTGTGGATCTAATGTATTTATTAGAATCACACGATGTATCAGGTACACTACGATATCGTAGGTTAGGTCGACCCGTGCGGGAGAGAAAGTTCATGGTTTTCACAGGGATAGGATCCTCTGAAATAGTTGGAACATTTAGAAATTCTATTGTTAATGCGCTCAATGCGATAATTGGACGTGTTTTATTCAAGAAAGTGAATGGAATTTATATCTATCTTCCTTATACCCTTCCTCTACCGTCTGTATTTAATCATTTAATACAATCTTTTAATACGAAATTAAAGCCACTGTTACCTCTGACCGTCCCAATTGCCATGGAAGATTTTCCAGGATTGTATTCGGACCGTAAAAAGAGGGAAACATACGAACAGGCTATAGTAGACTATCTAAAGAGGGGGTTTTACCCCACTGATGCAGATATCAGTATGTTTTTGAAATATGAGAAAGATATAAGAACGTTAAAACCGGAGAGAATACCCAGAGTAATATCGCCAGCTGGGTTTGTGTATCTTATGTTGACTGGCCTTTATATAAAGGCAGTTGAAGAAAAGATTTTTGAGGCAGTTAATGCAATGTTTGGCTATAAGGTAGTAGCCAAAGGTGTCACCTATGATGAGGTGGCAGAGATGACCAGTAATAATTTTGGGGAATTCTTGAACGCAGCTTCTTTTGATTTGGATGTGTCAAAGCTAGATCAATCTATAACCAGAGAAATGTTGAAATGGGTGCATAGCGTTATAGCCGCTTGCTTTCCCAAGGAAGAAGCAGAAAGAATCATGATATTATTGAAGTACCAACTCCGATCTACGGTTCGGGGTAAGACAGATGACGGTTACTTTAAATACGTTGTCGACGGTACGTTAACGTCAGGACAAATGAGCACCTCACTAACCGGCGTGTTAGTTGTGGTGGGCATATTGTATGAGCCATGTGTGAGATATAATTTGAGATTATTAAACTGTGGCGATGATTGTCGGATATTTGGAGACAAGAAGACGTTGATGAGGGTCAGGAAGCACATAGAAGAGAGATTCTTAATTGTGGGCATGACTGTAGAAATAGGTCAAATAGACGAGTGCATAGAGAAAGGGGAATTTTGCCAATTGAGGAGTTTATTTGACGGGGACAAATGGAGATCAGTTAGAAACATAAGGGCAGTTTTAACAAAGGATACCGTTTGTTTGGAAGATTATCGCGTATCTTACAAGATAGCGGCGTGGGCTAAATCTGTAGGCC